GGTGGCAGACACGCACGCGCATCCACAATTGAGATTCTTTGGTCCGCGCGATCGCGGAATTTAGATGTCTCGGCCGCAGTAGCGGCAGACATTGGCCTCTAGGCGGATGATCTCGGCGCAGTGGGGGCATTTCTTGGAATCGCCGGCGTCGAGCTGCTGCCTATCAATCGCGGCCTGATCGCTGGGTAGGAGCAAGGCGCAGGGCAGCGCAACGATCCAGAGCAACGCGCCAAAAATAAACCAGCCCCAAAAACTTCGGCCACGCCCTTGAGCAATACTGGCCGGGATCAGCGCGAGCCCGCAGATTAGAAACAAAATAAACATAATTCCCATGGCGCGTCCCCGTGTTCCTGTCGATAAACTGAAGGCCGGCGGCGCCGACGTCAAGAATCCGCAACGGATGCGCGGTCGAGCAGCGCCGAAAGGCCCCGCGGCCCTCGGCGCGCCATCTCAACATCTTACCCTTTACCAACGCCGCGCATTCGAGAAATTCCGCCAGGAAATTCCATGGCTTCGGGAAAGTCACCGTCTGCTGGTCGAGATCGGCGCGACCCTTCGCGGCAAGATCCTCGACCCGGAAACGCTGCCTGAATTGAAAGAGCTGCAGGAGTTGCGGCGGATCCTCGGCCAGCTAGGAGCTACGCCGGCCGACGAGAGCAAAGTCCAGCATGGCGGCGAGGAAAAAGACCCCGACGACGCGTTCTTTGGTGGCGCCGCCGGCGACGGAAATCGACCCCACTGACCGCGCGACGGCCTACGCCCTGGACGTTACGGCAGGCCGGACGATCGCCGGGCCCCATGTGCGCAACGCCTGCAGGCGCCACTTGCAGGACCTGGTGCAAGGCTCAGGCCGCGGCCTGACCTGGGACCTCGGGGCCGCAAAGCGCGCCTGGTCGTTTTTCGAAACCTATCTGGTGCTTAGCGAGGGCCAATTCGAAAACGTATTGCTGACCCTGGCGCCCAGCCAGGCGTTCATTGTCGGCAGCCTATTCGGTTGGAAGCGCGTCGGCGGCGCCCGCCGGTTCCGTCGCGCCTACATCGAGCAGGGGAAGGGCAACGGAAAGTCCCCGCTCGCCGGCGGAATCGGCCTCTACGGTCTGATGGCCGACGGTGAAGCGGGCGCACAAATCTACGCCGCCGGCGCGAAAAAGGAACAGGCGGGGATCCTTTTTGCCGACGCCGTCAAAATGGTCCGCAAGTCGCCCAAGCTTCTGAAACGTCTGACGTTTTCGGGCGGCGTGGGCCGCGAATACAACATCGCTCACCACAGGAGCGGCAGCTTCTTCCGTCCGGTGAGTAAAGACACCGGCAAAGCCGGCTCGGGGCCCCGGCCGCATTTCGTTCTGGCTGATGAGCTACACGAACACCCAGATGCGACCACATTGGAAACTCTGGAACGGGGCTTCAAATTCAGGCGCCAGCCCCTGCTGGTGATGATCACCAACTCCGGGTCCGACCCGAACACGGTGTGCGGTCACGAACACAAGCACGCCTGCCGAGTCGCCGCCGGCACCAACACGCCGGACGAACGGAAGTGGACCTATGTCGGCGAAGCGATCGATGACACCACGTTCAGTTACGTCTGCGCCGTCGACCAGGGTGACGATCCGCTGCGGGATCCCCGCTGCTGGATTAAGGCGAACCCTCTACTCGGCGTAATCCTGGAGGAGAGCTACCTCGCCGGCGTCGTCGCCCAGGCCAAGGCGATCCCGTCAAAAGCCAACGGCATTCTACGGCTGCATTTTTGCGTGTGGACCGACGCGGCCAACGCCTGGATCACCCGCGAGACCCTGGACAAGTGCCTGGCCGATTTCGACCCGGCCATCCACGCGGGCAAGTCCATAGCCTGCGGTATCGACCTTTCGGGAACGCAGGATCTCAGCGCCGTCGGCCACGTGGTCGAGACCGGTTTCGTGACCCGCAAGCGCGAGGACGGATCGCTCGTCGAACTGCCCACCTATGACGCCTGGATCGAGGCCTGGATCCCCGGGGACAAGGTCCAGGACAAGACCCTGGCCGACAGTGCGCCCTATGACGTGTGGGTCCAGGAAGGCTTTCTGCGCGCCCCGCCAGGCCCTCGGATCCGCTTCGATTTCATGGCCGCGCATTTCGCCGGTCTGGTGGACGAGTTCGAGATCTCGGCTCTCGGCTACGACCGCTACGCCTATTCCAAGTTCGCCGACGAGCTCGATGCCCTCGGACTGACGATCAAACAGGTAGAGCACCCGCAGGGTGGCAAGCGCCGGGCCCGGCCGGATCCTGAGGACGTCGAGGAGGCCAAGCTCCAGAACGAGGAGCCGCCGCTCGGTCTGTGGATGCCCGGCAGCCTCAACTTCATTGAGGAGTTGATCATCGACGGTCGGATCCGGATCAAACGCAACCCGGTGTTCGTGTCGGCCGCCATGTCGGCCGCCACCGAAGAGGACGCTTTCGGCAACCGCTGGTTTTCGAAACGCAAGGCCACGCAGCGAATCGATCCGCTCGTCGCCCTCACCATGGCCGCCGGTGTCGCCCAACGGGGCCACCGCGGTTCCCGCCTGACCGGCTCCGACGCGCTGATGGTGATTTGACGCATGGGCAATTTCATTACCCGGGCCCTGGGCCAGGTCGGGCTATGGGCAAACGAATCGCCCGAATCCGGCCTGAACATGTACGACGGCCGCTGGTGGAACGATAACGGCGCAGGGTTCCGAGGCGACGACTCGGGTCAGACCGTGACCGACGAGAGCATCCTGCAGCTCGACGTCGTCTCGGCTGTCTTGGAGCGCCTGGGCGGCACGATCAGCGCCCTCCCGATGATGGTGTTCGAGCGCACCGGCCCGACCACGCGCCGGCCGGCGCCGGAACATCCGCTCTACAAGCTGCTGCATGACCAGGCCAACTGGCGGGTGTGCGCGCAAGAGTTTCGCGACGAACAGCAGCGACACCTGACTCTGTGGCGCAACGCCTACAGCCGCATCGTGCCTGACCCCGACACTGGAGCGCCGATCGGCAGCCTGGAGATCATCCATCCCCGCCGCGTTCAAAAAGTCAGCATGGGGACCGACGGCCGGGTCTACTATCAGGTCCGCAGGATCGACGGCAGCGGCCAGGCCGAGGTCCTGCGCGACGACGACATCTGGCATATCCGTAAGGCGCCGCTGACCGAAGACGGCCTATGCGGCCGCCCGGTATGGGAGACCAGCCGAAAAACTTTCGCCTACGCCCAGGCCATCAACCAATTCGGCAGCCTGTATTTCAAGAACGGTGGAACCGGCGGCGGCATCATCAAGCACCCGTCGAATTTTAAAACCAAGGCGGACGAAGAGGCGTTTCTGGACAGCTGGCGATCCAGCGGTTCCGGCCTCAACCGTCACAAAGACCGGATGCTGAAGTTCGGGCTGGATTACACGTCCTTCACGGTCCGCAATGACGAGGCCCAATTCAGCGACAGCCGCAAGGGCGCCAACCAGGGGGTCTGCCGGGTTTTCAACGTCCCGCCGCACATGGCCGGGATCCTGGACAACGCGACTTTCTCGAATATCGAGCAACAGTCGATCGAGTTCGTCGTCTACAGCCTCGCGCCCTACATCTGCGCCTGGGAACAGGCTGCCAAACGCGACCTGCTGATCGGGCGCGACAAGGGCCGCTACTTCGTCGAGTTGAACGTCGCGGGCCTTCTCCGAGGGGATATCAAAACCCGCTACGCCGCATTTGCCCAGGGCCGGCAGTGGGGCTGGTTCAGCGCCAACGACATCCGCCGCATGGAAAACCTCGATCCGATCCCAGGCGGCGACGACTACCTGACGCCGCTCAACATGAGCCCCACCGGCCAGCCCGGCGGCGACGGTGAAATCGAAGGCCCAAAGGACTCCGAAGACGGGACCGATCCCGCCGACAAAAACGACGATCCGGAAAACTGATGGAAAAGCTTTTGAAGGCCTACCTTGAACGCATGGCGTTTGAGTCGGGCGCGCGCATCCTGGCGATCGACGAGTCGCGCGCCCTCTACGCCGGCGACGCGGAAGGCTTGGCGGCTTTGGCCGCCGCCGCCCCCACCAGCGTCGGCGTCGTGCCACTGGTCGGCTCGCTCTATCCGCGAGCTCTGAACGATTTCGCCAACCGGATCGATGCGGCCGCGGCCAACGCGGATGTGGGCCATATCGTCATCCCTGTCGACTCGCCCGGCGGGACCGTGGCCGGCACGCCCGAGGCCGCGGCGGCCGTTGCTCGCGCCGCGGCGATCAAGCCCGTGACGGCCCATGTGGGCGGTTTGGGCGCCAGCGCGGCCTATTGGATCGCGAGCCAGGCCAAGACCATCCACGCCAGTCCGAGCGCCGAGCTCGGGTCTATCGGCGTGATGGGAATCCACACCGACCTCTCGAAAATGATGAGCGACGCCGGCATCACCCACACGGTGCTGCGCAGCACGCCCTTTAAGGGCGAGGGGAACCCGCTTGAACCCCTGAGCGAGGGGGGCCGCGATCATTGGCTGGGTCAGGTCGCCGATGCTCATGATCAGTTCGTTCGCGCCGTGGCTGCCGGTCGCGGCGTCAGCATGGCCAAAGTCAATGCCGATTTCGGCCAGGGCCGCACCATGACCGGCCCCAGGGCCGTCGACGCCGGTATGGCGGACCGCATCACCTCTCTTGCCGACACCATCTCCGGCGCTCGCCGAAAGATGACCGCCCCCCGCCGCTCGGCGGCGCTGCTTTAACCCCTCGGAGATCTCCCTATGAAAAAGAACCTGAAGGAGCTCCGTGCGGAGCTCGCCGCCAAGAAGACCGCCGCTCGCGCTATGCTGGCCGAATATAACGCCCTGACCAAGAAAGCCTCGACCACTGAAGCCGAGGCCGCCCAGATCATCGCCCTCGACGGGAAGCTGAACACCGCCGAGGACGAAGTGAACGCTCTGGCGGCCGAACTCGAGGCTGAGGAAACCACCAAGCGCCGTGGCGAGACCTTCATGGCCGTGCGCCATGCCGGCGAAGGCGGCCGCACCAACGAGCCCGACCCTGCCCGCACTTTCGGCTTTCACTCCCCTGCCGAATTCGCTCTGGCGGTCTATCATGCCCAAGTGAACAACGCCGTGGACGAGCGGCTGCGCAACGGCGGCCTGGAAGCCAGCACCCCAACCACCTATCAACAGGGCCAAGGGAGCAGCGGCGAAGGGTTTCTGGTGCCCCCCGACTTTTCGAAAACGGTCTGGGATCTGGCCACCGACGAGACCGACCTGCTCGGCATGGCCAACCCCGAACCCACGGCCTCCAACGCCGTCGGCAAGCCGAAGGACGAGACGACCCCCTGGGGGAGCGCCGGCGTGCAATGCTACTGGGGCGCCGAGGCCGGCCTCTACAAGGCATCCACCGCCCAGCTCACCGCCGAACTAATGACCCTGCACAAGCTGTACGCCTTCGTCGCCGCGACCGACGAGATCCTCGCCGACGCCCCGATGCTCAAGAACCGCATCACCATCCAGTCCGGCAAGGCGATCGGCTGGACGGCCTCCGAAGCGGTGATGTGGGGCAACGGCGCGGGCAAACCGACGGGCTTCATGAATTCGCCGGCCCTCATCACCGTGGCCAAGGACGCTGGCCAGGCGACCGGCACCATCACGGTCAACAACCTGGCCAACATTCTGGCGCACATGCTGCGCGTCGGCGGCCGGCCGCTCTGGATCGCCAACCAGGACATCATCCCGCAGCTGATCCAGCTGACGATCGGGAACTATCCGGTTTGGATCCCGATCAGTGCCGGTATGCAGGAAAGCCCCTGGGACGGTTTTATTCTTGGTTACCCGGTGAAGTTCACCGAACATGCCCAGACCCTATCCACCAGCGGCGACATCACTTTGGTCAACATGAGCGGCTACTACGCCGCCACCAAGCAAGGCGGGATCGATTTTGCGGAATCGATGCACCTCTATTTCGATCAGGGTTTGACCGCCTTCCGCTGGACCTTCCGCATGGCCGGCATGCCCTACCTTTCCAAGCCGATGCAGCCGGCCAAGGGCGCGACCACGAAGAGTCACTTCATCGCCCTCGCCTCGCGCTGAGGCCTGATCTGGGGCGGCGTAAGCGCCGCCCCACACCCCTTCCAACCCTCGCCGGGCCTCGCCCGCGCTCCGCACAAGGAATCCGCCCATGTGGCCCACGCTAAAGCCCTCGCAACGCGAGGCGATCCTCGGTTCGATCGATCCGCAGTCCGCCACCACCGTCAAAACCACCGGCTGGGTGGATGCCGCCCTGTTCCAGAACTGGGAAGCACTAATTCTTGTCGGCGCGATCTCCGCCACCGGCACCGTGGACGCCAAAATCCAGCAGGCGACCGACAACGCCGGCACCGGCGCCAAGGACCTGACCGGCAAGGCCATCACCCAGCTCACCCAGGCCGGCGGCAACGGCTCTCAGCAGTGCCGGATCAACGTCAAGCAGGACGATCTCGATGTCAGCAACGGCTTCCGCTACATCCGCCTGTCGATCACCCCTGCCGTGGCCGCGGCCTTGATCGCCGGCGTTCTGCAGGGCGTGGATCCCCGCTACGCCCCGGCCGACACCTTGGCCGCGGCCAGTCAGATTCAGGTCATCGGCTAGATCCTGATCGACCCTGGGGCGGCCGCAAGGCCGCCCCGTCCACCGCCATTTCGTAAAACAGGATCTCGCCATGGGCTCTCGCGGCGCCGGCAATACCCTCGCGGCCAGCAGCATGACAGAAGTCGTGCTGTGCGACCCGACCACTGGCGTGCCCTACAGCGCCGGCGGCGGAAGCGGCTCGACGTTGGTCGAGAGCCTGTGGACTGACGACAGCGCCACCTACTACGTCCGCATCGATAACGGGACGACCATCAGCTGGGCAACGCCGTCGGGTGGGGCGTCATCGGCTCCGGGCACAGGCGCTCGTCCAGCGGCGGGCAATTCCGCCGTGATCGATCGGTCTTCCTACCAGGCCACGGCGGCGGGAACGGGATTTTCCTCCGGCGATCTGCTCGACCATTTCGTGACGCTGGACCCCACGACCGGCGCCTACATGGGAAATTTTTGGGTCAACGCGACTCAGAACGCCAAACTGGCGAGCGCGCCCAGCGCTGGATTTATATCGCCGTTGTCGCCGCTGCCCACCGGCGCGGCCCAGGACGGAACTGACGGCACCGGGATCACCGTGCCCACAGGTGGGGTTGGGATTCGGGGTTGGCTGTCGGGCATCTATTCCAAACTGTCCGGCTCTCTGGCGGTTACCGGCACGTTCTGGCAGGCGACCCAGCCCGTCAGCGGCACGGTGTCCGTGTCGAATCTGCCGGCCACACAGGCGATCAGCGCCGCTTCCCTGCCGCTGCCCAGCGGCGCGGCCCAGGACGGAACTGACGGCACCGGGATCACCGTGCCCACAGGTGGGGTTGGGATTCGGGGTTGGCTGT